AGTCAAAGAAATAATGACAGTCAAGGACCACATCATTGAACAGTTTGATGATGCAGACACAGACGTTAAAGCAAGCACCGCTGGCCAGAAAGGCGGCGAGGGATACGTAGCACAAGGGTCTAAGACCAAACTTGTACCAAGAACCAGATGGACACCAGGATAGGATTAAACTATGAAAATCAATGAAGTAATTACAGAATCAAAGAAATCTACCAAGCTGAAAGAAAACACCGAGGTAGCTGAAATCGGCCGTGCACTTATGGATATGGCAGTAAAGCAGAAAGACGACGACATTGCTAACCAGATGAGCTCTGTCGGCGATGCCCTTACACGCTTTGGAACTAACCTAGGTCCAAAGAGTATTAAAGATCTTGTAAAGCAGACAGGTGTACAGCAAGACATGATCCAGAAGATGATGGCAGCTGGCCAGAAGCACATAGAAAAGCGCGGCGGACCTGTACGTACTGGAACTGATGCTCCAGAGCCAGAAGACGACGAAGAAGACGATTTTGAAGGATACGTTCGTGAAGAAGGTGCACCTAACACAAAGCGTCTCTGGATGCAGATTAACAAGTACGAGCAGCAAGCTAAACAGTCAAAAAGCCCTATTAAGAAAGATCACTTTATGAAAATGGCAGACGAACTAAGAGCTAAACTGCCAACAGACGAAGAATAATGGACTTCATCAAGGACTTGCATGAAGCAAGGATGACGCGCAACAGTAACAATGTTAAGGTATTAACATATACAGACTGTTGTGAGCGGCTCTACCTATCGCTGTTAGTCCTTGAACTGCTGAGACAGTATCCTGTATACGCAAACGCCGCGGGAGCTTATGCTAAGCGCACCACAGTGTATCCAGGTTACAAGCATTTCGGCTCAACTAGTACTGACCTATACAACTTCATTTATTTTGTTAACGGCGACGAAGCTGCAATGCAGAAGCTGAAAGATCCAGAGTCAGCACAGGAAATAAGAAACAAGACTTCTTTGCCTGTGCTGGCTGTGAATCGTTACATCATTCAGGTAGCAAACAAAACCGCAACAGATGCTAATTCATTGTTCATGAAGCTAGAGCGCGAGCTGTCTATTAAAAACTCAACTTATAGAAACATTAGGCGCGACCTACTAAACTATAAGCGAGTTCCTTTTAAGCAGAAACAAGATGTTGTTAGTAACCTACTTATATCTTGCAGAGCAAAGCTACGATCAGCTGACATTATTGACGAGCTTGAGAAGCTAGCAGCAGATGGCAACCTAGAAACAGAACGTGTTACTGACAATGAACCTACTATAAGTGTGCCTGACATCAGCATGAAAGGGCAAGACCTTGCCTACTATCGTTATATTGTAGGCGCTAAGAATCTGCACATGACCAAGCTGTTTGTTGACCAAGCAAAGCAAGGCAGGCCAACCAACGGACAAATGAACAGAGCCTACATGCCAGCAGTAGAAATGCTAGACGACATTGTAACAGCAGGCCCTGCCTTCATACAACAGCTCAGAGCACTGCATAAACGAGCTAAAAACACCAAGAAACGGTAATTTTTCCCTCAAATTGATAAATACTTGTAACAAATCCACTGAGCGTGGATATGTCCATTTTGAGATAAAACAGGAGAAATAAAATGGCTATTCAAATTAAAGCAGCACCGTTTCTACCAAACGAAGCACGTCACTTCAATGGTAAATCAGTAACAGCAGTAACAGTCAGCCTCGGCGTCGACGTAACAGACGAGTTCGGTCCTAACGGCGTTATCCAAGACGTATACGAAGTACTAGCTGAGAACGCTACACCGATCATCATCGGCCAGGTTAAAACACTTGCTACAGGTGACTTCGACGTATACTTCGAAGGCGACTTCACTGAAACTGACGACTACGGCACAAGCGGCACAGACAGCTTCATTGCTGATCTACAGACTCGTATCCGTGCACTTGGCGACACCGCAGCAATACGTGATGCAGAAACAGCAGCCGTAACTGGCGAAACTGAAAGCAGCAGCGGCGTTGATGTAGAAGGTGCAACTGTTACAGCTATCTCTGCTCTTGAAGCACGTGAAGCTGGTAACGTAGGACTAGTAGGCCCAGGTGGCGTTGACGTTAGCTAATAACTAACTGATAGAAGCACTATAAAAAGGCTCACATAACGTGGGCCTTTTTTTACGACTGATTAAATACACGATGAAACAGTACAAACTACAGACGCTAGTCGACATTACAGAGACACACGCCCGACGTGGTGAAGACCCCAAAGCGTACAAGCAACAACAGAATTGGATGACATTGGTACAAACTCTAGGACTGCGATGTAATCCTATTGTTGTGCATCAAGAGCAAGAACAGGAAACAGCTAGTCAACTGGGCCTTGGCACAAGCTACAAAGGAAAGCAAACTGTTTGGACTGTGGTGTTCGACTTCGAACACGCAAGCGACGAAGACCTAGAGTTACTTGATCAAGACTTTGACCTTGTACCTATCGCTGCTGACCTAGACGAGTCTGTAGAACTACAACAACCTATCTTCCAAACCAAAGACACCAAGCTACGCAATATTGTTTTCTCTAGCATACGATAAATACATTACTTGTACAAAAACTGGAGAGTAACATGGACCACAAAGCATTGCCTTTGGAGCGAGAACACTTGGAAGTACACGTAGATCTATGCGAAAAGCGTTATGTAGATCTTAAAAAGGACGTTTGCGAGCTAAAGAATGCGGTTTACGATCTACGTGAAAAGAACGAAGAACACAGTCGTTATCTTACTTCGGAAATACTCAATTATAAACAGTCGGTGTTGAAAGCAATACTTGGCGCATCAGCAACGATTATAGCAGGACTGTTGTCCACTATAGTAGTAGTACTAATAGCATTTGTTTAATATGTTTCTAAGAGAACTAACACATACAATTGAAGAAGGAGCAACTTGGGCTAGGACAGGCAAGAAGGTTGTTCGCAAGTATCGTTGTGGAGGTGGCTCTCGCAAAGGACGTATAGTGTCAAACATTGCTCAGTGTTTTGCTGCTCCGGACCCAAAGAAACGAGCACAGTTAAAACGTACCAAAGCAAGGCTAGGGCCCAAAATGGCACGTAAAGCAAAGCGCACCAAGAGAACAAATCCTGCAAGCCGCAGAGTGCAGACATTAAATAAAGCATCTAAGGGACGTTAATATGTTAATGAATGAAATACTCGAAGGTGCACTACCAATAGCAGGACGCAGCGGCGGCAAAGTTGTACGCAAGTACCGTTGTACTACAGGGTCACGCAAAGGACGCATAGTAGCAAAGCCCAGCACTTGTAACGCACCTAAAGGAGCCAAAGGTGTAGCACAAGGCGTTAAGATGAAACAGACCAAAAGAAAGCAAGGCTCAACAATGCAGGTTAAGAATCAGCGCAGTAAAAGAGCAAGTGCAGCATCATCGAGACTTAAGAACATCAACGTTGGCAGACGACACAAAGAACGCCAGCCAGGAAAAGGTAAACGCATATGAAGATGAATGAAGTAGTTCCAGACTTGGCGCCAGGCACAGGCTCACAACGATCACAAAGCACGCAGGGCACACAGGGCACACAGGCACCTGGAAGTGCAAGTGCACAAAACCAAGAACGCGAAGCCGATAGAAAGAAAGACAGAGCACTGCGTCCTGGACAGAAAATTAAACTACCTACAGACCAAGGTGACGAACAAGAATTTAGAGTAACAAACAGACGAGGAAGAGAAGTTGAAATAGAGAACCCAGACGGTGATCCAGCAACTCCTAACAAGTTTGTGTATGATAAAGATCAACTCAAGAAAGGCATGAAGTCAGACGATGAAAATAGTTGAACTAACACAAGGACTGCAAATAGCATTATCTAATGAAGAAGCAGAGATACTCGAAGGTGTTAGTACCGTACGACCGTTGTCTTCTTACACTGAAAGAGAACGTGTCATTATCAAAGAGCTCGTAAGAAAGAGCTGTCTAAATAAGGTCGTTCACAACAAAACTGTAATGGTGGTTAAAAATGAATCCTGAACTAATTAAAAGTCTTGAAGAAGTTGTTAACAGAGGTCTGCAAGACCTGCACCTGCCTTATATCAAAGGCAACAGCATACGCATCAAAGACTATGTTGTACGCAAAAGAGCTAGTAACTGGATTGTGTTCAACTGCGAGACCAACACACCACAGGCAACTTTTTTCTCTAAGGCCGCAGCTATTGCACTAGCCAAAAGCCTTGCACATGGACGACACATCAAACGAAGAATAACAGAACTAGATAAGATAATCCAAAAGAACTATACTGACTGTTTGTTCTATAAGAACGCACTAACTGAATGCAACGACATCTTTAAACGCGAAATAACTCGTACACGATACGAGGATAGTTTTAGCAAAACCAAGATAGCAAGAAGCTCTTTAAACACAATTATATTCCAGTAATAGGATAAATAAATTTAAGTTATAAATTAGGAAACCACCAATGAAGTTAAGACAAATTTCTAAACCAGTTACTGCTAAGTCGCTCAATGAAAGCCTTTCTAAGCGTTTTGGCGAAAGAATAAATCTTGAAGCATTCACTCTTGAGAAGCTTCAGAACGCACGTAATAATTTACGTACCAAGATCAGTCAAGTTGAAACCACAGAAAGTTTTAACTCTGTACAGTCAGACACGTATCAAAAAACCAAGTTGTTTTTAGATGTGTTGAATGCTGAGATATCAGAGCGTGAACAGGTTCAACTAGAAAGCCGCAAGCTACACGAAGGTGCTGAGGACTCAGCTGAGATCGTAATGGCTGCCAAAGACATGGTTGACAGGATCACAGGTTGGATGGAAGACACTGCTGAAATGGAAACAGAAAGCATGTTGGATCTTGCAGACAGCATTCGTGACGAGATGGGTTCGGAGCAGTCAGAGAAGTACACAAATGCTGTACGTCCTGCACTTGAAGAACTTTACCAAGCTATGTCAAACACACGTGACATTCTTATCAAAGGTGTTGGCATGGTGTCAGGCGAAGGCGACTTTGAAGAGCCAATGGGCGACGACGATAGCATGGGCGACGACCTAGACATGGATATGGACGGCGATGACGACCTAGACGTAGACATCGGCGGCGAAGAAGGCGACGACATGGATCTTGATATGGACGACGACTTTGGTGCTGATGCTAGCGCAGCAGGCGGCGACCTAGAAGCAGGCCGTGAAAAGCGCGAATCAATCCAGCGTCCTCGCTCAAAAAAAAAGTAAGTGAAGGTTCCGAGGACAGCGGACTCGGAACCCCAATCAAGACTGTTAAAGTTGCTGGCACAGAAGTTGACCTTTACAAGGCAGGTGAAAACCATATTGGTTATTCTTGGTTCGACTCTGATGGCGAAGAACATTACGAAGAGACTCGCAGAAACCAACCAAGAAAGAAGATATTTACTGCTATCAAAGACGAAGTAACTGCGAGCAACAGTGTTGATGCTAAGAAAAGAAATCTACGATCAAAAGCAAAAGGCGAAGTTGATCGACAGCGCAAACTAGATAGCCGCAAAAGGTCTTGGGAAGAAGGCATAGGCGAAGCAATGGATGAGACAGGAACGCTCCTCCAGATTCTCAAGACGGTACCGGAAGGATCTACACTGTCTTGGGGCAAGCTAAACTCATACATGAAGAAGGCAGGTGTGCCACAGCACGACTACGACAGCTTCAAGCAAGTGTATGACAGCAATCCGCAACTCCAAGACCTAGTTAAATTTGACAACGAAGGCGTGACAGTGTACAGTAACAGCACTGACAAACTACCAAACAAGAAACGCAACCCTGACAAGGGTACAGAGAAGATGGCTAAACGAGCAACTAACCCAGGTGATTAATATGAGCGATTTAGACAAAAGCATAGCAAGCCTTGTAAAATTCAACAACGGACAGTTCAAGTCACCCAAGCAGGCTAAGCTGTTTTTGAGCAAGGCCGTTGACGGCGTTTACTACTCGTCAGGCGGCAGCATGTATGGTAACAGCTTTCGTCATGCTTATCATCTAGGCAACAACGGCGTTACTAAAGTTGTCAAGATGCTGGGTAAAGGCAAAGAGAAAACTGTTTGGACGCCAGACACTACAGACGGTTGGAAGAAGTCAAACGAGATACGACAGCAGCGTAAAGAACTTGCAGCTTGGATCAACAAAGCAGGCGCTATCCATAATAAGTATGAACAAACTATTACAAAGATGGCTATGAACAAAGAGACAATGCACCTTGTTGTTCCTCGCGCAAAACGTTTAAAAGCGTTCGGTGAGCTGATTGCTCAAGCACAAGAAAAGTTCGACAACCTGCCAGTCAAGTAAAAGATACAGTTGACATCCTGTAAATAGTATGCTATCTTATACTATCTACGGGATTTTTTATGACTTTAATTTCTAACATTTATGATTACACAGCACTATCGCGCAAAGAGATAAACGGTTCAAGGAAGTACGTTACACCAGACGGCAATGCGGTTGCAAGTGTAACAACTATACTCAGCGCAACAGCAGACAAAAGTCACTTGGTTGCATGGCGCAACAGAGTGGGACACAAGAAAGCACAAGAGATAACCACAGAGGCAGCAGGCGTAGGCACAAGGATGCACAAGTACCTTGAAGACTACGTTGAGTTTGGCGAATGGCCTGAGCCGGGCACAAATCCTTATGCTGTACAAGCGCACAAGATGGCAACTATTGTGCGAGACAGCGCACTAGTTGACATGGACGAGATATGGGGCTCAGAAGTTGCACTATATGTTCCGGGAATATACGCAGGAACTACTGACCTAGTAGGCAAGTACAAAGGCAATCCTGCTATCTGTGACTTTAAACAGTCCAACAGACTCAAGAAGCCAGAGTGGGTACAAGACTATTTTTTGCAGCTTGTGATGTACGGGATGGCCCACAATGAAGTACACGGTACCAACATACGTGAAGGCCACGTGTTTATGTGCACTAGGGATTTAGAGTATCAACAGTTTGATGTGTGGCCAGACGAATGGGACGAGTGGTGTCACGAAGCCTGGAATAGAGTACATTCTTATTATAGTAAATTTGCGTAGGTTAGGGAAGAGATATACGGTAAAGAAATAGCTGACCAAATGAAAAAAGCAAGACAAAACACAGCTTGGGTGCATAATCACCAAGAAACAAAAAAGATCAAAATAGACGAGTTAGGAGAGTACCAATCCAACGGATGGGTAAGAGGACGTCTAAGTAGCAAGAGGAAGTAAGGTATGTATGCTGACGCTCACAATGCGGTTTACGGCACTGATATACGCGAAGGCCATGTGTTTATGTGCACTAGGGATTTAGAGTATCAGCAGTTTGATGTATGCCAGAAGAGTTTGACGAATGGAGGCACGAGTGGTATGAGCGTGTCTATCAATACTATGAAATGAAAGGTGCTTAATGAATTGTAACATTTTTGTAGCTTACGAAAGTACAGAACAACGCCATGAAATACGACAGTGGTGCAAGGATTCCTTTGTTCGAGATGCATGGAGTTGTAACCTTTCACCTATAGATCCTTTTACTATAGACTTCGTGTTCACCCACGAAAAGTACAAGATGCTGTTTGAAATGAGATGGATTAACGAAGCGCATCTGTTTAAAAACAGAGACGAGTACCTCGACTGGCGGGGTAGAACAATAAACGCATTCGGTGCTTCAAGTGGCGTTGGCAAGTCTATGTACAACACGCAGTCAATAAACCGTATCAAACGAAGAACACCTAAAGACAACTACAAAATCTACATGTTGAAGAATAGATATGCAACTACCAATTAATTACGAAACAGCTCATCCAAGCGTTCGCAAGAAGGCCAGAGAAGCATACGTTATACAGCAGAAAGGTATGTGCTACTGGTGCGACGAGCCACTAACAGGCAAGCCAGCAAAGAGTGTTAGGAACCTAACAGTAAATTGGAGTCTGTTTCCGCCGCACTTCTTAAAACATCCTGTGCATCTACAGCACTGCCACGACACAGGAATGACAGAAGGCGCGGTACATGCCTTGTGTAACGCAGTCATGTGGGATCACTTCGGGAGGTGATATGTTTTTAACTACACTTCAGAAGTTCAAGCTCTACACATGGCTGTACAAGTGGAGCCGCAAGAAGTATAGAGAGACATACCTAGACATCTTCAAAGCTGACAGCAAGTGCGGCAACTGTGATCAGTGGAACTCTATAATTTCGATTGATCATGATCACTTTACGCTCGAAACCAGTTTTGGTTATATGCGACGGTGCGGCCTCTGCAAACGAACAACACATTGGAACACTGATGTAAGTATGCTGCCAGTCATCTGCGATGCAAAAGGAACGCCAATCCAGGATAAATAATACTATATCACAGGAGTATTATTTACATGGCCGTTGTATCAATTTCAAGAATACAAGTAAGACGAGGTCGCGCTAACGAAGGGACAGGACTTCCTCAGTTAGCAAGCGGCGAATTTGGATGGGCAGTTGACACCCAAGAGCTTTACATTGGCAACGGCAGCACATCAGAAGGCGCTCCAGCAGTTGGTAATACTGAAATACTAACGGTCAATTCTAACATACTTAACCTTGCAGAACAGTATGTCTATCGCGAAGACGAGATAGATTCCGGCGAAGCAGGCAACGTAGCAAGAACAATTGCCGAAAGACTTGATGATCGCGTAAGTGTTAGAGCTTTTGGCGTAACTCCAGACGCTACTTCAGTGGCTGACAAACTTCAAAAAGCTCTCTACGAGTTGTATCTAAAAGACGGAAGTACTTCTAGCGACACTGCTCCTGTGTTGTATGTCGAAGAAGGTACGTTTGTTTTAGACAAGACAGTTTACGTACCACCTTTTGCAACTATTATTGGCGCTGGCAAAGACAGGACAGTCTTTGCAAGGTCAGGCGAGTTTCCTCTGTTTCAAACAATAAGCAGCCAGTCTGACTACAACGGCACACTTGCCGGAGCTAACCCACTGCCAACTCCTGTAGTCGGCACTACAGGCACTCAAGTGTCTGATCAAGCAAGAAACATTAAAATACAACATTGTACTCTAGCAGGCAACGACGGCACATCAGGTCGAACATATCTTATGAGTTTGCGTTCATGCCGCAACAGTGAATTCAAAAGTGTGCGTATGCGTTCTACAGGCAGCACCGGTATTTCGATTGCTATACCTAACTGGCTATGCGGTATCGAGCTTACTAGCCAGACAAACATTGTCGGAGCAAACAGCAACAGATTTGTCGACTGTGACTTCTTTGGACTCAAAGAACCAGTGTACGGTGCATTTAATGTGCAAACAAATACCTTCGACTCTTGCAGCTTTGGGTTCCTTGATCGAGGAATTGTACTAGGTGAGAACCTAGCACTTGGGCAATCAGGGCCGACCGGTAATATTGTACTGAACAGTAACTTTAGTAACATCAACAAGGAAGCGTTCTTAGTCCCACAAGGCTCTGGCAACAAAAGCAGAGGCAACGTGTACGGACGCAGTGTTGGTAACAACGCTGGTTCAGCAGCAACAGCAGCGTATCCTATTGTTTCTTATGGAGAAAGAGGCAACTTTTCAATTGACGACACGTTCGAAAGAACTTATAATTTATCTATGAATTCAACTTATACGCGGAACGTCAAGTACGTTCCGGAAGTAGCAGGTCCGTTGTTCTACACAAACGGTGGTTACCAAACTACTAAACTTATTAACGGTGCGTTTGAAAGAACAGCGTTCAGATTGCCAGCAGACAAGACTAGAATGTTTGAAGTAGAGTACTTTTATACAAGTGAGTTACGAGACTTCACAAGAACAGGTCAACTACAGATACTAGTAAACGTCGACACTGCAGGCAACGAGACCATAGAAATTGCAGATGAATTTAGTGCGTCTGGTGACGTTGCTAACTATGTTGGCCAAGTCAGTAACATAAAGTTCGAAGCTGAAATACAGTACGACGACCCAAGCGCAAAAAATGAGATTTGGGCTGCTGACATCAGAACCAGCAACAACAACGATCAAGGTGATCTAGTTATTAAAATAACATCAAAATCTTAATGGTAACTTAATGTTCGAGAAAGATTACGAGTCGCGTCTTTACGAGTGGGGTAAATTCCGTGACGAGTTAGAAGAATCCAAAGATCCACTACAACACGCAATAAACAAATATAGTCAAGCACCTATAGTTAGCTTCCAAACTGACCCTTGGGATCAGCAAACATGGCCTACCCCCTGGGAGCTAATACTAGAAAACCAATACTGTGATTTCTGTAAAATTTTAGGAATTTGTTACAGTCTTCAATTAACTGATAGGTTTTCGGGGGTTCCAATTGAGATACATATTGGAGTGGACAATAAAAAAGACGAGAGCTACTATCTTTTAATGATAGACAACAAGGTTATAGGATACGAATCTACAGTTTGGGTGTACCGCAACGATGTCGCAGAGTCTTTTAGTTCGCAAAGTGTTTACACCATGGAACCAATACAATAAATATTCAACTTACAACACAAAACAATCTTAGGAGTTTTTAAATGTCAAACGGTATTCATATCGTCAAAAGAAATGGAGACAAAGTGCCCCTCAATATAGACAAGATACACTTTGTCGTGGAAGAAGCATGTCATGGGCTAGCAGGCGTAAGCTCAAGTTTAATAGAAATGAACGCCAACCTACAGTTTTACGACGGAATGACTACCCGAGAGATACAAGAGATACTAATCAGATCTGCTAACGATTTGATCTCTCTTGATGCCCCGAACTATCAGTACGCCGCAGCACGATTGCTGAGCTACAGCTTAAACAAAGAAGTATTTGGTCGCTACCAACCTATCGAGTTTTACGAGCTGATCCAGAAGAACATTGACCGTGGTGTTTATGACCCTAATATCTTAGAGTTATACACCCCGCAAGAGCTTTCTCGCCTCGGTACATACATCAACCACAGACGGGACGAGAACTTTACATACGCCGGTATGCGTCAGGTTGTAGACAAATACCTCGTACAAGACAGGTCAACTAACTCGTTGTTTGAAACTCCGCAGTTTATGTACATGATGATAGCCGCAACACTGTTTGCAAGCTATCCCAAAGAAACACGAATGCACTACGTAAGACGATACTATGATGCTATCTCTCTGTTTAGAATCAACATTCCTACGCCGGTGATGGCAGGTGTGCGTACACCTATTCGTCAGTTTGCCAGCTGTGTTCTTGTCGACTCAGACGATACACTAGACAGCATCTTTGCAAGCGACATGTCTATTGGACGTTACACAGCACAACGCGCAGGCATTGGCATCAACGCTGGACGTATTCGCGGCGTGAACTCACGCATCAGAGGCGGCGAAGTAGCACACACAGGTATTATTCCGTTCCTTAAGAAGTTTGAGTCAACTGTTCGTTGCTGCACACAGAACGGTGTGCGTGGTGGCTCAGCAACAGTACACTTTCCCTTATGGCACCAAGAGATCGAAGATATACTTGTGTTGAAGAACAACAAAGGCACAGAAGACAACCGTGTACGCAAGCTGGACTATTCCATTCAGTTGAACAGAACAATGTACGAAAGGATGTTGCAGGGACAGGACATTACACTGTTCTCGCCGCACGATGTTCCTGGCTTGTACGATGCATACTTCGGTGATCCAGACGAGTTCAAAGAGCTGTACGAAAAGTACGAACGCGCTACGTCTATCAAGAAAAAGAAAGTATCTGCGATGGAGCTAATCTCAGAGCTTCTAAAAGAAAGAGCAGAAACAGGACGCATCTACATTATGAACGTAGACCACGCAAACACACATAGCTCGTTCAAAGACACTGTTTACATGTCAAACCTCTGTCAGGAGATTACACTGCCAACTAAGCCACTTGATCACATCGACGACCCAGAAGGCGAGATTGCTCTGTGTATCCTTTCAGCAATTAACGTAGGTGTTATTAAGCAGCTCGATGACTTAGAGGAACTGTGTGACCTAGCTGTTCGCGCACTAGAAGAGATTATTGATTACCAGCGTTATCCTATTGTAGCTGCCGAGAAGTCAACCAAAGCTCGTCGTTCACTAGGTGTGGGTTACATTGGACTTGCACACTTCTTAGCCAAGCGTCATGTAACATACGAAGACCCAAAAGCATGGGTAGAAGTACACAATCTCAGCGAAGCATTCCAATACTACCTGCTGAAAGCAAGTAACAAGCTAGCAAAAGAAAGAGGTGCATGTGAGAAGTTTGATCGTACTAAGTACTCAGATGGCATCCTTCCTATTGACACGTACAAGAAAGACTTCGACGAAGTAGTGCCAAACAAACTCAACTATGACTGGGAAGCTCTACGCCAAGATATATTAGATCACGGGCTTAGACACAGCACACTAAGCGCACAGATGCCCAGCGAGAGCTCAAGCGTGGTATCTAACGCAACAAACGGCATCGAACCGCCACGTGGTTTCTTGAGTGTTAAAAAGTCAAAGAAGGGTCCTCTCAAGCAGATCGTTCCGCAGTATCAGTCACTAAAGAACCACTATACTCTGTTGTGGGAAATGAGTGGTAACGAAGGCTACATCAATGTAGTTGCTAGTATGCAGAAATTCTTCGACCAAGCTATCTCAGGCAACTGGAGCTATAACCCAACGCACTACGAAGACAACGAAGTACCAATGAGTGTGATCATTAGGGATCTACTGACTACCTATAAGATGGGGTGGAAGACCAGTTACTATCTAAACACGTATGACTACAAGACTGATCCTTCAGAGCACGAAGAAGACGCTGAAGAGCCAAAAGAAAAAGCAGTAGAGCATAAAGACTACCAACCTATGCTAGACAACGACGATGATGCAGATTGTGACGCATGTGCGATATAAGGTTGACAGCATAAGTTTTTGATTGTAATATAAAATGATAAGGATGGGTTATGGGAAAGACAGTTTTTAATAGAGAGAAAGTAGATTACACCAAAGAGAATATGTTCTTTGGCAGAGATCAAAACACACAGCGTTACGACATGTTTCGCTTCCCTGTGTTTGACAAGTTAAATCAAACAATGCTGGGATACTTTTGGCGTCCTGAAGAAGTTAGCTTACAGAAGGATCGCGCAGACTACGTAGACTTTCGTCCAGAGCAAAAACATATCTTTACTGCTAACCTCAAGTATCAAACACTGCTTGACTCAGTACAAGGGCGCGGGCCGTGCCTAGCGTTCTTGCCATACGTGAGCTTGCCAGAGCTGGAAGGCTGTATTATTACATGGGACTTCTTCGAGACTATTCACTCGCGCAGCTATACACATATTATGAAAAACGTGTACGCAGACCCAAGTGAAGTGTTTGACACTATACTCGACGACGAAAAGATTATCGAACGCGCACAGAGTGTAACCAAGCACTACGACGAGTTTACTAACGCCGCTAATGACTGGTTCCACAGAGGCCGCGGTAGCTTGTACGACGTCAAGAAGAAGCTGTTCCTAGCAATGATGAATGTAAATATTCTAGAAGGCCTGCGTTTCTACGTTAGCTTTGCTTGTACGTTTGCATTTGGTGAGCTCAAGTTAATGGAAGGCTCTGCTAAGATTATTTCGTTGATCGCACGTGACGAAAGTCAGCACCTTGCACTGAGCACACACATTTTGAAGAACTGGATGCAGAACAAAGACGATCCAGAGATGGCAAAGATTGCAAAAGAGTGCAAGCCAGAAGTCTACGAAATGTGGAAAGAATGTGTGAAGGAAGAGAAAGCCTGGGCAGAATATTTGTTTAAAGACGGCTCAATGATTGGTTTGAACGCAACACTGCTTAACCAGTATGTAGAGTATATTGCAAATCGTCGTCTCAAAGCACTTGGCTACTCGGCTATCTTTGACGCTCCAGTTAACACTAATCCACTGCCGTGGACACAGCATTGGCTATCGGGTTCAGGTCTGCAGGTGGCCCCTCAGCAAACGCAAGTGCAAAGCTATGTCATCGGCGGAATTAAACAAGACGCATCAACGGACAGTTTTAAGGGATTCGAACTTTAAGTAGCATACAAGTTCAGTTTGATAAATAATAGTATGGGATACATATACAAGATTACTAATCAGCTAAACAACAAGTGTTATATAGGATACTCAGAAGACCCTCAGCGCAGATGGGCAGATCATCAACGCAAACGAGGAAGCAAAATAGTTTGGCAGTCTATAAAGAAGAACGGACTGTCAAACTTTACCTTTGAAGTAATAGCAGAAGATACTGTAGATAACGAAAATAACTACATTATAGAATATAATAGTTTAGTGCCCAACGGATACAATATTACAGAAGGCGGAGGTTTGCCGCCTAATCACAAAGGCAAGAGTTACGAAGATATCTACGGCAAAGACAGAGCTGCTGAACAAAGACAAAAAAGAACAACAACTCAGATAGAACGCGGCGGATATGGCCCTACTGCTCACACTGCTGAGGCACGAAGCAAGATTAGTAAGGCATTAGCAGGAGTTAACAATCCTATTTACGGAACAACTCGCAGTGACGAAACACGAGCCAGAATAGGCGCTGCTAACAAAGGCAAGTTAGCAGGAATGAATAACCCTAAAGCAAGAGTTATTATTTTGACAAGCCCAGAAGGAGTTGTACATAGTTGTCACGGAACGCTAAAGAAGAAGTGCAACGAGTTAGGACTTAGCTTTGCTACTATAAGAGCAGCCCTAAAATATAACAGGATACCGAACTCGGGAACAGCAAAAGGTTGGTCAGTTAAGTATGATATCTGATGCTATCCTGCCAAGTAACACGCATCCTAGTCTATTGTCGGCAATGCAAGAACTAGGATGCAATAAAGCAGTTGCGGTTTTCATTAACCCTAGGCCGTATACAGAAATAAACCAATGTCACAACAACGTAGCCAAACAGGTTGCGCTATATGGCGGCATTCAGGTCAAAGGATATTACGTAGCTGTTAGTGAACATACTAGCGACTGGGTCGCAATAAAGCACAGTGTATGGCAACGCGACAATGAATTAATAGACATTACTCCTGTTGAGGACAAACGAACA